CTGTCAGTGCTGGAGAATCTGGTGATGGGCCTGGTGCTGATGTTAATGACATAGCCATCTGTTTCTGTAATAGCTCTTGCTTTGCTCGTAAGTAGACGTTACGAATAACAACTGGCTGTATCTCTTCGATATACTTCAGCAAGAGTTCTTCGTCTTCTTTACTCAGATCATGATCATAAACGAAGTCGAAGATTCTCTTCATGTACTGAATATCAGCTTTGAGGTATTTCCTGAACTTCTTCTTTGTCAGAATCTTCTGAATGTCTTCGTCTGCTCGAACTAACTGGTTCTGATCGACAATCGATGAATCTAATAACCTCTTGATCTCGTCTTTATTGAAACCGACAATACCAAGTGCTAGTTCGACTCTCACTTTCTGGTTTACGATCTGACTCATTGCTAGCTGAGCTAGTGCATCTGCTTTAGCTTTCTTAGTCAAAGAATCTGCGCTAGCCTTTGAAACACCTCCAGTTATGTTAATATCGAAGTCGACTAGGTCTTCTTGTGTAATCTCATCGTATTCAACTCCGTTTGTACCTAAGATCTTAATTGCGTCGATCTTTTCAAGACGGTCACTAGCAAACTTTAAGTACTTCTGAGCTAGTCGTAGGTGGAATCTGTTATATGATAATTCAAACAATGTCATTCTCTTCTCGAGTTCTTGCATGTTCCCGTAGTAGATGCCAACTTTCTGTGTATTGATCTCGTTAGCAGTAGCACCAGAGTTCATACCTGTAATCTTATTCCCTAGTGTCTCTAGAATAGAATCAATAGATGATGGATCACTAATCGATTCACCAGCAAACGTATAAATGCCTTTACTAGGATCTCTTCCACCAGCTGTCGGAATCAAAGCATCTGGTGAGTAGACTAGTTTACTAGCATCAGTAAATGTCTTCGGGTCAAATGCTCTCATTGGACGTGTCTTTGATTCACCTGCATCGAAGATCTGATTCAAAGCTACGTTACGTAAGTAGAAGATCTCTCTAACTCTCGTTAGCGGAGCGATACTCCAGAAGTTGAACAGGTCAGGATAGTACGCCCAAGATTCATACGGGTAGAAAGCTTGTTGCTCACCTTTGAGAAAACCAGTAATGTTCTCTAACTCTGTCTTCTTAATAATAACTTTCTTCTCTCGATTGTAAAGTACGTAAACTCTGATACCATCAATCTGAGTATATGCTTCAGTAAAGATGTACGATGGTTCTCCGCTTTGTGTAAAGTTCTGGAGTGTTGCACCAACTGCTAGCAACCGATGAGACTTGTCAGTGTTGTCGACTTCATGGTCTGGTGCGTTATTGTCTGGAAATTGTCTGAGCAACTTAGTAACTTCTTCTTTATCGTATGACGGGTTCTTCTCTAGCTGTGCTTTAGATAATACGATATTGTCTTGACCTAAGTATCGAGCTGATTCAAGATTCATCCCGTTTGTTAGTGGGTCAATCCAGAAGTCGTAGTGGTCGACAGGATCGAGTCTGTGCTTATACGGATATTCTGCGTAGATCTTATTGATACCCCTCCCAGAGACGATACCGAGTTTCTTTGTCATGATGTCTTTGAACTCCCAATCTTCTCGAGTGACAGATGTTTCAAATTCGAAGAGGCTTGTAGCTTTCAGTGCTTTCTTAGTATCTCCTGGTTCAACTCCCTCGAATACGATTGTGATTGGAGTTCTGAGATGAGATAGAAGTACGTCTTCGTATCCAGCAGCTAATGGAAGCATCACGTTCGTTCTCTTCGACAGAATCTTCTTCTTTCTGCAGTATAGAAGATCTTCGTTCTCGTGCCAATCATTTACGAATGGAGCTCTGTAACCGATAGCATTGTCTCTCTCTAGTTCGATACGACGTATGATCTCTTCATTATCTGGCCAATTAACTTTACCATCGAAGACACCTTCGTTACCGAGAGAAACTACGTCTTGTTTTTTCTCTTCTTTCATAAATTAAAGATTCATGCTAGGATATAAAAATGTTCCATCGTCTTCGTCGTCTAGAAAATCATCGTGTTTAACTTCTGGCTCTGATGGAATTACTTCACCGTCAATAAATGTTAGCATCAGAGCATCCATCGTATCCGGTGATCTGATACCTTCTCTCCTCATCTCTCTCTTACCCATCATCTTTATTCTACCAGAGAGCTCTGTTCGATATCTGTTGTTTGGAAATTCGTCTTTCCATGACTTATTCTCAACTAGCTCACCACCAGTTCGTAACCAGTGTCTGAGTAGCCAGTATGCCTTTGCTCTTTTATTGATAAATGTTCTCTCTCCGTTAAGTTTGTCGTATTCTTCTTCTTCCTTTGGTACAGCATCACCGACGTTTACTGCGTTTACTCTGATACCGACTAATGCAAGTTCTTGTGCAACGTTTGCACCCTCACCGAAGTTATCAACTGTGATATCTTCTTGTGCAATACCGTACTCATCCATGATCGTTCTTGTTCTCTGAGCAATTGACTTTGACGTAGAGATCTTTTCTGAGCTCACCTTTACAGCTTTATAATTATCTCTGACAACAAAGACTGTAGAGTCTTTACCTTCACCAGACGGATCAATTCCTAATCTCTTTCTTCCGATTAGTCTTTTGTCTGACGTCTCTCTCCTATCAGCATCGATAAGTAAAGGTAGATAGCCACCATTGTCAATTGCGTCTTCAGCTGGAAATTCTCCTTTAACACGAATTCTGTACTCATCAGAATTGATTCCGTGTTTGTCAATAATACGTTGAACAAATCTTGCATTAACGATTGGACTTTCTTCTGAATTAAAGTGCAGCGTCTGCCAGTTCTCTCTGTCTCGATTAAACGAGTCAAAGAAATAACCGACTAGACGTGTTGGATTCGAAATCATCACCAAGATGAAGTTATCACCAGTAAGAGCGCCCTCCCCAGTATTGAAAATCTCCTCTGGTACACCTGAGGCTTCGTCGATTAGGTAAAGAACAGCATCACCATGAACACCAGCTAAAGCTTCAGGAGCTTCTTTCCTAGCTGTTCTCGCTCTAGCAAACCAAGTCTGAGGAGATTCAACCATCTTGATGTAGTCATTCGACCACTCATATAAAGAACTAATCTCTTTCGGCATCCTCGAGAGCCAGAGTTGAACCTCTTTCCAGAGAATGTCATGTAGCTGATCACCAGTAGGTGCTGTGCACGGTATCTGCGCGTTCTTAAAACAGAACAGAAACCAAAGCATGATCCACGATAACGTTGTTGTCTTGCCAATTCCATGACCAGAGCGAATCGAAATTCTCGGTAATGCCTTCTTTTGTACAGCAGCACCTACTGCCATCAGTATTGCAGTTTGCTGCCAGGTGACTTCTTCACCCTTGACAAACGGTTTGAACCAGCCAGCTTTGAATTCGTAGAACTTCCGATCAGCAACAGCAGCATCGTATAGTGTCTGATATTCTTCTTTAACTCCCTGAGGGCGTAAGTTGAACATGTCGCACACCCATTGCAGTGGGTCGCCTTGCCATTTGATGTAAAGTTCTATGTCATTCATGGTCTGATTGACTACGTATGCAATTCGTAATCGATTACGCTAAGCCTAATGTCATCACTCTGTATAGGACTTTCACTCTAACAACACCAGCAGCAGTACCAGGTTGAGTGAAAGCAGTTGCAGCAACAAGGTTGAATCCTTTACCAGCAGTCAAGTTCTGTGGTGTAGCAGCTAACGGAACAAAGTTCACTACTTTATCAGAAGAAGCACCTATCGAGTTAGCAGCAGTAACAGCTCCAGTTAAAGCAGCACCACCGTTGATATTGACAGTAACGTTTCCACCGCCAGTGTAAGCAGCAGTAGAATAATCGTAGATAAGAACAACAGCAAGAGGAATAGCAACTTTGTCTGCACCAGGATCAGCTACTAACGGTACACCAGCAGCATGTCCAAGTTTACCAGCTGATGTCGCTGTAATGTCAGCAGCTGGAATCGAAACTTCTGTATACTGCAAGATTCTTTCATCAATGTCTTCTGAAGTCACGTAAGAAAGTTCTTCCCAGACAGGAGCAGCAACTGTTCCCTTATTCCGGTAGATCTTTCCATCTTCTTCGCAAGTAATTAAAGCACCTCGTGAAAAGAGGCTAGCAGTAGTCTCTGGAGTACCAAACGGAATAGTACCCAACTTGCATAAGCCTACTGTGTCTTTCTCGTATATCAGTAAACGAGAACCAGAAACGCTAAACGGCATAGTTTTCTAGTTAGTGAATAAATTCTCAGGAATATCGTCATCGTCTTCTTCTGCAGCTACTACTTCAGAATTAGCTGGTAGCTCAGAAACTGTAGAGCCTTCAATAGCTTCTTCGTTTCTGTTCTGTAGTCTAGCAGCTGCTGTGTCGAATAATGCAGATAACGAGATTGTCCCTCGAAGTGTTTGATCAATGTCTAATTTGTCATGCCAGCCGTAATTGTTCTTCAGTGCAAAGATGATACCTGTAGCTGGCATCCCAGATATCAGTCTTTCTTCTAGCTCGTTCTCACATCGTAATTTTGCTTTCTCGATAACATCACCTAGCCGATCTGTCCTAGAGAATTCAGTTAGTGTCTTTCGTGTAATGCCTAGATGAAGTGCTAGGCCTGTCATTGTTTTTGGTTTCTGTTTCTTTTTGCAATATTCGAAATATGCATCAATTCGTTTCTGTAGCGATGCCTTCGAAACTGTTGATAAGTCCATACGCGAGCTAAGTGATTTATTGAACATGTTATATCATATCACGAATCAATTGTTTTGTAAATAGGTGACAAAGGTCAATAAAATCAATTGGTTTACTCTGGGTGCTTTTTGGACTTTATAAAAAATAATATAAAAAAAATTGCAAAAGCCCCCTCTTCTTAGAGGTCTTGTTCTTGTGATTGCTCTGGATAACTCTCTCGAGACTTTCTCAGTCTTCAGACTTTCTCAGTCGTCAGACTTTCTAAAAATTTGATAGACTCGTAAAGATAGAAGTATGGAGAGTGGCCGACAGTATTGAAGGGTGTCTGTCAGATAGAAGATTAGACTAGATACTAACTAGCCTAACTAGCAGTAAGCAAAACAACCTATCCCTATTCAGCAACAATACCCCCTTACTTTCTGAGAGCAGCACCATGCATCGTTGGGAGACACCACGAAACGAGCAGAATTACTGTGCAGTATTCATCACCTACCTGTTACGATGCACAGCATCGATTGTTACGATGCACAGCATCGATTGTTAATAACTTTTTTGACGTAGCATTTACAGGCCTTTTAGAGCTATTTACATTTTTCGTTTTGCGTATTATGATATAAGCATCCAAAACAAACCAGTACCTTAACAATCAAATATCATTATCAATTAACTTAATAATACTATCAGTATATTATCCTATTATTATCCTATTAGTGTACCACGATACTGGCATCAAGGAGAATGCACATTGCATACTACCTGATACTGGTATACTTACTTCTAGTATAGTATAGTATAGTATACTTACTACTAGTATAGTATAGTATAGTATACTTACTACTAGTATAGTATAGTATAGTATAGTATAGCTAAGCATACTTAAGCTTAGCATAACATTAACATTTATGATGTATAAGTACAATGCTATCTGTAAGAGAGATAGCTATGAAGAAGTATTAGTACATGAGAGTAGAAAGTATCTTAGAAGAGTAGCAAGAAAGAAGTATACGAGAGAATACAGAGAGACGAGAGAGTATATTATCATCTCAGGGGAGAGTAAGAAGAATGCTATTTCCCTTTATGAAAGTATACTAGCTAAGAGAGAAGAAGCTAAGCTGACCCAAATAGATAAATCTACTAAGCTGACCCAAGTAG